CCCCCCTACCCCCCCCAACACCCGGCCCTCCCCGGCGGGCCGGGCCCGCTTATCAGCCTCTGGAGAGCCGCAAGGCGAACCTTCCGGCGACTGATGGCGAAGCTCCGCCGACAACTGAATAAAACCATTTAAGGGCAGGCTGGAAACGGTCTGCCCTTTCACTTTGCAATGAAAGGAGGACGCACAATGACAGCCACAACGAAAAAAACGGGCGCAGGAGCAACGAAAGCCGCAAAGACGGATAAGAAGACACCCACGAAGAAAAAGCCCGCCAAAAAGCCTGTGAAGCCCACAGAGGAGATGCCGGAGAACATCTGGGAGAAGCTCCCCACAGAAAACGTCAACCAGTATGCTCAATTCGCCGCATACAGAGACATGGCGTACAAAGGCGGCGCGGAAGCGGTCGACGAAAAAGGGCGCGTCACTTACAACCGCCGAACTGAGAAGCGAAGCCTGCGGAGGCTGGCGACAGAACTCAACCTCGCCAATTCCCGACCGCTGGAATTGCTCTCGGTCAAATTCGACTGGCAAAGCCGCGTCGAAGCCTACGACATAGACCTCGACCGCCGCGCCAGACAAGCGCAGGAGGAAGCGGTCATAAAGATGCGCGAAGATCACGCGCTGCTGGGGGCGCAGATGATCCGCAAAGCCTTGTCGCGCCTTCTCAAGATGCCGGAGGAAGAAATCTCCGCCGGAGACCTTGTGCGGCTGGCGGATGTCGGGGTAAAAATCGAGAGGTTAAGCCGAGGCGAAAGCACCGAGAACCAGAACGTGAGCGGCAAGGTCGCCCACGAAGGAACCGTCAAGGTATCGGTCGAAACGCAGGCGAATCTGAAAGACCTCTCGGACGAGGAGCTGGCGCAGCTTGAACAGCTACTGGGAAAAGTACATCAAAAGCCCAGCGTTTGACGTTTCCGCCCTGCAGAACGCCATACAGCGCGAAAAAGCAGAGCGAAGCCTCGGCGCATTCATTCAGCAGGCGTGGGACGTTATCGAGCCGGGAACAACCTACATCGACAACTGGCACATTGAACTGATAGCCGAACACCTGCAGGCGGTCAACGACGGAGAACTCCGGCGGCTGATCATCAACATACCACCCCGACACATGAAGTCAATCGAAGCCACCGTCTGCTACCCCGTGTGGACGTGGACGAAAAGCCCAGAGAAACGCTTCATCAAGGTATCGTACAGCGACAGCCTCTCCCGAAAGCACAACATTCTATCGAGAGACATCATCCGCAGTCCGTGGTACCAGGGCAACTGGGGCGACCGCTTCGTGCTGAAGGACGACGTAAACCGACAGAACGAATTCGAGAACAACCACCACGGGATGATGTTCTCCACCAGCGTCGGCGGCGCAATCACAGGTAACGGTGCAGACGTAATCATCATAGACGACCCCCAGAACCCGCTCATGGCGAATTCAGAGACCGAGCGGCAGAACAGCATAGACTTCTTCAAAAACACGCTCCAGACCCGTCTGAACGACCCGAAGACTGGCGCGTTTATCATAATCATGCAGAGGCTACACGAAAATGACCTTACCGGCTACATTCTCGCGGAAGACCTCGGCTATACGCATTTATGCCTACCGGCAGAAGCACCGGCGCGGACGATTATCACCTTCCCGAAGACAGGGCGGCAGGTCGTCCGAGAAGAAGGCGACATACTCAACCCGCAGCGTTTCGACCACGAAGTCCTCGCAGGGCTGAAAAAGAGCATGGGCAGCCTGCAATACGCCGGACAGTTTCAACAGGTGCCAGCACCGGCGGAAGGCGTAATCTTCAAGCGCGAATGGCTCCACAACTTCTACAGCGACGGAGCAGCACCGCAGACCACAGACATCCAGTCGTGGGATATGGCATTCACGAAAAGCGAAGGCTCGGCGAAGGTCGCGGGCTTCGTTATGGGGCGCAAGGGCGCAGACATCTACATCAAAGACCTTGTAAACGACAAAATGACCTTCACGGAATCCGTGGCAGCGGTCAAAACCCTCTCCGGCAAATGGAGCAGAGCCAGAGCGAAGGTAATCGAGAATAAAGCGAACGGACCCGCAATCGTTGACCTTTTGAAAAAGGAAATCGCCGGAATGGTTGAATTCAACCCCAAAGGAAGCAAAGAGGAACGCGCGATCAGCGTAACCCCGTACTTTGAGGCAGGAAATATCCACTTTCCAGACCCGAAGACGCACCCGTGGGTGGACGATCTCATCCGCGACCTGCTCATCTTCCCGAAAGGCACCTTCAAAGACACCACCGACGCGCTGGTGCAGGGAATCCTTTATCTGATGGATAAACCGACCACGTCGGGTCCGCCGAGGACGACCGCACTCACCAAAAACAGCTACTGGCGCGGGAAATAAGGCAACATCATACAAGCACCGTGCAAGCATTATAAAAGCACACAACAAAAACCGCCTTAAACCTTAAACCTTATACCCTAAACCTTAAACGGATATACCTTAAACCTCATACGGGCAAACCGCACCCGCCTACCGGCTGGTGCTTTTGCAAATAAAACCCAGAAGAAAGGAGGAAATCACATGGGCAATTCACTCAAAGAACTCGGTCGCCTCGGTCAGAAACGATACGGCGGCTTTTTTTACGAAGAATTCCTGCGAGAACTGCAGGGCAAAAAAGGAATGGCAGTCTACCAAGAGATGAGCGAAAACGACGACACCATCGGCGCGATCCTTTTCTCGATAGAAATGCTCATCCGACAAGCGTCGTGGGACGTTCAGCCCGGAGGAACGACACCGGCGGACGAAGAAGCGCGAGACTTCGTACTGTCGTGCATGGACGACATGAGCGACACATGGAGCGACACGATCTCCGAAATCCTATCCTTCCTCACATACGGATGGAGCGCACACGAAATCGTCTACAAGCGCAGGTGCGGAAAGCGAAGTGACCCGCAACTCCGAAGCAAGTACACCGACGGCTTGATCGGCTGGCAGAAGCTCCCTATCCGAAGCCAAGACACGCTCTACGAATGGCTGTACGATGACAACGACAACATCAGAGGCATCATACAGAACCCGCCTCCCGACTTCGGTTTTATCGAAATCCCCGTCGAGAAGCTGCTGCTCTTCAAGACCAAGAGCCGCAAGGGCAACCCCGAAGGGCGCAGTATTCTGCGTAACGCTTACCGCGACTGGTACTTCAAGAGACGCATTCAAGAGATAGAGGGCATCGGCATCGAAAGAGACCTCGCCGGTTTCCCTGTTCTCACCGCACCGGAAGGGCTGGACATTTGGAACGCAGAAGACCCCGAAATGGTGGCGATCAAGAACGCCGCCGAGAACATCGTCCAGAATATCCGCAGGGACAGCCTCGAAGGGCTGGTCGCACCGAACGGCTGGGAATTGAAACTTCTCACGTCCGGCGGTCAGCGGCAGTTTGACACCAGCGCAGTCATTGAACGGTACGACAGCCGTATGGCAATGACCTGCATGGCGGACTTCATTCTGCTCGGACACCAGAACGTCGGTAGCTTCGCCCTTTCGAGCGACAAGACGAAGATGTTCTCAATGGCAATCGGCAGCTATCTCGACATCATCTGCGAGGTTTTCAACAACCAGGCAATCCCTGCGCTTATCGACATCAACGGCGACTACTTCTCCGGCATCACGGACTACCCGACATTGACGCACGGCGACGTGGAAGACGCGAACCTCGAAAAGCTCGGCGATTACATCAGCAAGATGATCACCTGCGGCGCACTCATTCCCGACGAGAGCGTGGAAGACTTCGTGCGCGAACAGGCAGGAATGCCAGAACGCCTCGAAGACTGGGACGAAGCCGAGGACACATCCGCCAGCGACGGCGGAACAGACCAAAACGGCAACCAGCAGAATGCAGGTGCCGCACCCTCCGCAGATGAGCCGCCCAAAGGCACCGCCGGAACAACCCGCACGACGGGCAGCGAAGACGACCTCGACGACGGCGACGAGGAGGATACCGAGGACGACGAAAAGGACGACCTCGACAAAGCAAGAGCCGCACGAAAACGGCTGGGGAGGCGAGGCGGATAATGCAGAAGCGCAAACCACAACGGCTGGTAAAAGCCAAGCGTAAAACCAAAGCGCAATACAACGCGCTGCACCGCCTCAATTCCTTTATCAATGGCAACGACAAGAAGCTCGTGCGCTTTCTCGTGACCATGTGGAAAGACCAAGAAGCAGCAATCACCTACAAGGAACTGCGCGAAGCCATTCTCGTGGGAACGCTGACAGAGGAAACATTCAAAGCGTGGCAGGAAGACTATGCGGTCTTCTTCAACCGCTATCTGAAGGACATCCTCGAAGGCGCAACGACCACCGGCGGCAAAGAGCTGGCGGCGGCAATTCTCTCCGGCAAGGACGTGTACACTCCGATGCTGACCGGCATCGACAACTGGATAACCGTCCACGGCGCGGAGTGGATCACACAAATGTCGGATGAAGCCAAAGAAGCCGTATCTTCGATGATACGATATAGCGCAAAAGGCAACATCGGCGTGGACGAACTCGCGCGAATCATCAGACCGACAATCGGGCTGACAGAACCGCAGAGCCTCGCCAACGCACACTACTACGAAAGCTGCCGCGAACGGCTGAAAAAGCAACTCATGGAGAAATACCCGACCATGAAAGAAGCCACAGCCGAGAAGCAGGCGGCGAAACGCGCAAGAGAATCCGCCCTGCGGTATGCCGGAAGACAGCACCGCGAGAGGGCGCAAATGATAGCCGAGACCGAACTCGCCTACGCTTATAACAAAGGCGCGGACGACGCAATCCACCAGGCACAGGACGCAGGTCTGATGCCGAGGATGAGAGCCAAGTGGAGTACAGCCGCCGACGAAGGAGTATGCGGCATTTGTGCCTCGCTTGACGGCGTGGAAATCGACCTCGGCGACAGTTTCGACTACAAAGGCAAGAGCCTCTACGGAGGACAGAAGCAAACCCCACCGGCACACCCGCGCTGCAGATGCGCTCTCTGCTATGTGGAGGTTGACGAATGAAAGGAGCGAAGAACATGGAACAAGGCACAATCAACGGCTGCTTCAAAATTCAGAAGCACGACGACGATAAAAGAATCGCCTTCGGCTGGGCTTATCAATGCGTGACCAAGACCGGCGAGCAATGCGTAGACCACAGTGGCGACATTGTCGACATTGCCGACATGGAAAAAGCCGCCTACCGTTTCGTGAAATTCTACCGTGAAGGTAGCGACAATCACGAACGCGGCGGAATCGGCACCATGATCGAGAGTATGATGTTCACCAAAGAAAAGGCAGCGGCTCTCGGCATTCCCGACGGCATGATGCCGGAAGGCTGGTGGGTCGGCTTCGAAGTGACCGACGAGGACGTCTGGAAGAAAATCAAATCCGGCGTTTACAAGATGTTCTCCATCGAAGGGACAGCGTCCCGCGTGGAAATTTAACGATAGACCGAGAGGCGGCGAAAGCCGTCTCTTTGTTTATAAAAATTCCGCAGAAAGGAGGTAAAAGCAAAGATGCAGAAGCTCGAAAATTTGGAAATCACCAAAGTGGCGTTTGTGCCGGAGGGCGATAACAAGAAAGCGGATGTCCTGCTCTTCAAGAGCAAGCCCGCCGAACCGGCGGCAGCAGAGCCGCCTACCATTACCGCCACCGAGGCAGAAGCCAACGTCATGAAGCGCGTACTGCTTGCCATTGGTAAAGCCTTCGGCTTTGACAAGGCTGAAAGTACGAACAACAACGAGGGCGACCCGACTGCGGATGACAAAGGACAGAAGCAGAACCCCGCCGCCTCAAATACCACACCTGCCGGATCTACCGAAGACCCGGACAACAAAACCAAGAAAGGAGTCGATGAAGACATGAAAATCGACAAGAGCAAACTCACCGCCGAGGAACTGGCACAGCTCGAAGCCATCGAAAAGAAGGCTGGCGTGACCGAAGACCCGGCACCTGCCGCAACCGACCCCGCCCCTGCTACTGATCCTGTCAGCAAGCAGACGACCGGCACTCCTGCGGCCGCAGACCCCGCCGCCGAAGGCGACGACATCTACAAAGGACTGCACCCCGCAGTCGCAGCGGAGCTGAAAGAACTCCGCAAGAGAGCAGACGCTGCAGAGGAGCGCGAGCTTCAGAACGTAGCGAAGAAGTACGAAATCCTCGGCAAGAAGCCCGACGAACTCGTCAAAACGCTGAAATCGCTCAAGAGCAACGGCGGCACTGCCTACGACGACATGATCGGCATTCTCGACGCTTCCCTCGCAGCCGTTGAGAAGTCCGGCGCATTCCGCGAAATCGGAAAGTCCGGCAGCGGCACACCCGACGCATGGGCGCAGATTGAGAAGCACGCCGACGAAATCCTCAAGGCTGCTCCGACCATGACCCGCGCACAGGCTATCGACAAAGCCTGCGATCAGCACCCCGAACTCGTAGCCGAATACGAGCAGAACAGATAAGGAGGTACACGTAATGAGCTACTATGGAAATACCATCAACGACAGCCCCGTAATCGTGGGCAAAGCAACCGCAGCCCTCTCCGGCGCGGAATTTCTCGCCGTGAAGTTTGACGCGAACGGCGGAATCGTAAAAGCCAGCACCGCTGGCGAAGCTGTCCTCGGTCTCCTCCCTGCCGAGCAGGGCAACGTCGCAGCAGGCGACGACGTGACCGTACAGATCAAGGAATGCGGTCTCTGGAAGGCTGGCGCAGCAGTCGCTGCCGGTGCGCTTCTCACCGCCGACGCAGACGGAAAGTGCAAGACCGCCGCTGCCGGAAACTTTATTCTTGCGGTCGCGCTTGAGAAAGCGTCTGCCGCAGGCGACATCATCAAAGTCCAGATTTGCAAGGCTGGCTACGTCAACCCTGCAGCATCTCAGGGCTAATCAGAAGGAGGAATAAGCAATGAAAACCACTAATGCAGGCATCCAGTCCCAGATCGCAAAAGGCTGGAAGCCGAACAACTACCTCACGAACCTGTCGATGGCGTACTTTGCCAATCCGGCAGACTTCGTAGCGACGAAAATCTTCCCGATTTGCCCCGTCGCACAGAGCTCAAGCTACTACTACAAATTCAGCAAGGCAGACCTCGCTCGTGACAATGTGAGCCGCAAGCCTGCCTTCGGCAAGGTTCAGCCCGCGATCATGGGGCAGACCGACGACACCTACAAGTGCGAGGTTGACCAGATCATCGTCGGCATCGACCAGATCGGCACCCTCGACTTCCAGAGAAGCCACGCCCCCGGCGTCGCGGATCCGCGCAAGGCGAAGGTTCGCTTCGCAACCGAGCAGATGCTCCTGCACCAGGACATCCTCTTCGCAAAGAACTTCTTCAAGGCTGGCGTATGGAACAACGAGTACGCAGGCGTAGCCTCTACTCCGTCCGGCAAGCAGTTTTTGAAGTTTTCTGACAGCAACTTCGACCCCGTTCACTTCTTCGACCAGCTCAAGACTGAGATCAAGAAAAACGGTCGCCGCACTCCGAACAAACTCGCCCTCGGCATTGAGGCTTTCAACGCCCTCAAAATCCACGGCGACATCGTGGAGCGCGTGAAGTACACCGGCAGCTCTGCCAACCCCGCCATCGTGAACGAGAAAGTCCTCGCCGAACTCTTCGGCATCAAGGAAGTCGTCGTTCTGGAATCCACCTATAACAGCGCAGGCATCGGCGGCGAGAACATGGACTTCATCTGCGACCCGAAGGGTGCGCTCCTCTGCTACGCAACCGACGCTCCCGCCATTGATGAGCCGTCCGCCGGTTACATCTTCACGTGGGATATGCTCGGCAACGGTCAGCCCGTGGCGTTCGACCAGTACGAGGGCGAAAAAGGTACCCACAGCGAGTACATCGAGGGCATCATGTCCAGCGACATGAAGAAGACCTGCGACGACCTCGCAATTTACCTCAAGGAATGCGTATAAGGAGGGAGAGCAGATGAACGGCTACATTGCATTGAAGGCAATCACTCTGAACGGCACCGAATATGCCGCAGGAGACCATATCCCGGCTGATGCCGTTCTCCCTTCCCGCGTTTCCGCCCTTGTGAGAACCGGCACGATTGCCGCCATCAACGCGGAGCCCCCCGCTGTCGGCGCAGAATCGCCCGAAATTCGCACGAATGAGGTCGAGGGGGTAGATTTACCCATTAAGACCGAAGACGGCGTTCTGACGCTCACAGCGAGCCGTGAGGACATCGTGAAAGCAATCGAGGTGCTGCAGATGAACGCAGACGACGCGGCAGAAGCGGCAGCAACGATTGAATCCGACACCGCACTCATCATCATTGACGCTTGCGACAGCCGCAAGACCGTCCAGAAGGCGGTAAAAGCAAGAGCGGAAGAACTCCGCGACGGAAGCGAGGACGGAGCCGCCACCGAAGGCGGTGATGAGTAATGGCAAGACCCACCTACTCCTACGACCCGACCAAAATCGGCGAGCGCGGCAAGGATCGGATGCGGTTTGAACTCGGCGACACCATCACCGAAGGAGAGGGACAGGCGGCTGCACTTTCCGACGAGGAATACGAAGCTATTCTGGCAACCTACCCCGGCAGATGGAAACGCGCAAAGCTGGCTCTCATCGAGAGCATCATGCGCCGGTTTTCCTACGAGGTCGACGAGAAGGTCGGACCCTTGTCACTTTCCCTCCGGCAGCGTTACGAGAACTGGAAAGCCATGCACGACCAGCTGAAGAAGGAGATCGCAAGCATGACGGTGCCGAGCGCCAATCCCTCAGCCATTGACGGAGGGCATTACTTCTACGAAGGCATCCACAACAACCCGACCGCTGGCGGCACGGAAAAGGACGGTGATCGCCGTGGAATTTCATAGAATCGGCTTCAACCGCCCCGAAAACCTCTGGAAAGACTTCACCATCGAGACAAAGACAGAAACAACGTCAACCAGAGGACGCGCAAAGGAAAGCTACGGCGAAAAGCCGCCGATTTTTATTCACGCAATCCTCTGCGGCGCAACACCAGAGCAGAAGCTGCAATACCAGCAGATGGAACACCCGATAAGCCACGTTATAAGCCACGAAGGCAAGCCGAAAGCCAAAGAGGGCGACCGGCTGATCCTTAAAGACCGCGCATTTTATGTGCAGGGCGTGGACGATCCGGGCGACCTCGGCATCTGGACATTGTACTACTGCGAGGAAAGGAGCGACACGCATGACGGAAATCAACTTCCAACAGATGGAGGCTGATATGCAGGCTCGCATTCAGCAGGAAATCAAGGACACGGACACGCTGGCGAAATCCTGTGCCGTCCGTGCATCCAATGAACTGCGAAACGCCGTCCTCAATGTCCTGCGCGGACAGCGAAGCGGCAGGGTCTACAGAAAGCCACACTCCAAAGCCACCTACCGCGCATCAGCACCAGGCGAACCACCGGCGGTGCGGACTGGTATGCTCCGCATGAGCTGGGGCATGAAAGCCGTGGGAGACGGCAAAGGAACCTACACGGCGGGCATTTACTCCGACGTTCCGTATGCCGAAAAGCTCGACGAAGGAACGCCGCACGGGTACATCAAGCCCCGTCCGTTCAAGGAGAAGACAATAGAAGCCGCGCGACCGCGCGTCCTTCAGATTTTCTCCGTTTTCAAAACCAAGTGAGAGGAGGAACGCTATGTCGATTTTAACAACCAGCACAGAAAAGGCGTTCGACAAGGCGAAAATCGCCAAAGGCGACCTCATCAGAGCGAAGTACGCCGGATGGGATGAAGCCGTGAACGGGATCGTCGCCCGCGTGGAGGATACGGAAATCCGCGTCCTTTACGTCGGCACAATCACAAATGTCACGAACTACTTCACCATCAACGCCGACGAAGTGAGCGACGGCAAATGGGACATCTCATGGAGCCACGACCTCACCAAGACGGAAACGGAGGGCGAGGACAATGACGCTTGAAGACCTCATCTACAACCGACTGACCAAGAGCGACGACCTCCAGCGTCTGCTCGCGGTTTACGCCGGAAAGCCTGCAGTCTTCTACTTGACCGCGCCGGATGATAAGGCGATAGGCTGGAAGCAGCGCAAACAGTATCCGCGTATCGACTACGCGGTAGACCTGCAGCGCAATCCAGAACGCAAGACAAGCGGCATCCTCACACTCAACATACTGTCCGCAGAGGACGGAACCGCGCCGGAGGAGCTGGAGCCAATCGTGCGCCAGCTTCTCTGCGGCGTATTCCTTCAGCCGGACAACGCCCCGCCTTTCGCGCTGGCGTGGGCAAGAAGCGACGCATTCGACCAGCGCACGGACGGCGACGGTTTAATCACCGGCGCAACCGTGTCGTTCGACGTGTACGCATTCCCGTCGCAGACGACATCAGACCCCGACCCCGTCCTCGCCATGAACCACTACATCGAGGACATCATGCCGGAGGTTTTCGTTATAGGCGGGCGGAAAGCAATCGAGAACGAATTCACACCGACCGAGGACAATCCGGCGTTTTACTTCCGGCTGGAATCAATGCAGCTTCAGAGGGAAACGAACACGGTCGCATGGATGGACGCGGTCATAGCCTGCCACATCTTCGCCGGAGGCGAAGAGACAGCATGGCTAAAAGCACTCACCGACAATCTGGCACTTGCCGGAGAGGTGATCATGCTCGACAAGTCCCCGATGTTCATGCAGAACCTCAAGGCAGACAGCTCGCTCGACGCGCTCTCCACAGGACAGCTTCACCTTTATACCCGTTTCGGTATTTTGAGAAGACCGTCCTACAACCACCCTCTGAACCACGCGAACAGAGGCATAACCAAAGGAGGCGACTGATATGGCAACCAAGAGAGAAGCCGAGATGCCGAAGGAGGCGGAATACACCGTGGAGGAATTCACGGAAAACGCCGCTGCGGTATTCGGTGAAGCCGTATCGCCCGACATCGTAAAGACCGCGCTACGTCTGGCGGGCGTAAAGACAACCACAAAGAGCGCGGCAACCAAAATAATCAACGAATTTCGTAAGAAGGAGGTCAATTAACCTATGGGAACTTTCACCATTGGAGAAACCCAAGTCCGCCCCGGCGAATATCACCGCTTCGAAAATGCAGGCGGCATCTCCACCGCAGGTGCAAGGAACGGAATCGTGGCTGGCGTAATCCGCGCCAACTGGGGTCCGCTCGGCTCGGTCGTTGTATGTGAACCCAGCACCGACATCAAAGCCATCTACGGCAACGGAGAAACCGAGGATATGATCACCGAGATGCTCAAGGGAGGCAGCAGCAAGGGCTATTTCGTGCGCTGCGGCACCGGCGGCACCTGCGGCACAATCACCCTCACAGACGACGCGACCTCTGCGGTAGACGTTATCACGATCACCGCGAAGTACGTCGGCAAACGCGCATTCACGGCAAGCATCCGCGACAGCCTCATCAACGACAGCAAGAGAGAGTGCATCATCTACGACGGCTCGGCAGAATTTGAGAAGGTAACCTTCGCAAAGAATCCGACCGAAGGCGAAGCCTCAGCCCTCGTCGCTGCCTTTGCGGCTTCTTCCAACTTCAAAGCGGAGAGCGCAGCCAAAGGCTCCGGCAAGCTCGCAGCGGTAACGCAGAAGGCATTCACGGCAGGCACCAACCCGACCGTAAGCAACGACGCATACTCCGCAGCCCTCAACGTGCTGGAGGCGTACCCGTTCAATGTCCTTTGCGTAGACAGCGAGGACAAAGCGGTTCACGCGCTCGTGCAGACATTCATCGACCGCATCTATGCCGCAGGCAGCTACCCGATGTCGGTGCTGTCCGAGAAGCCCAGCACGACCAACACCATCGCCGCAAGAATGACCACCGCTGCGTCCTACAACGACAGCAAGATCATCTACGTACTGAACGGCGGCGAAGACACCAGCGGCAACAAGAAGGAAGGCTACATCAACGCTGCCAGAATCGGCGGCATCATCGCAGCCGTACCCGCAAACCAGTCCGTGACGCACTACGTGATCAGCGGCTATGCAGGACTTGCCGAAACACTTACCAACACCCAGATTGAAGCCGCGCTCCTCTCCGGCTGCATCGTACTCACGACCAACAGCACGGGACAGGTGTGGATCGAACAGGGTATCGACACCCTCATCACCCCGTCCGGCGACGAAGACGAAGGCTGGAAGAAAATCCGCCGCGTGAAGACCCGCTTCGAGCTTATGCAGAGAATCGGAGACACCGTCGACAAGCTGGTCGGCAAGATCAACAACGACACGGACGGCAGAGCGGCGGTAGTCGCAGCCGGACAGTCGGTCATTGACACGATGATCGCGGAAAAGAAGCTCGCCAGCGGATCGCAGATGTCGGAAGACGAATCGAACCCCGCAAAGGGCGACAGCGCATGGTTCATCATTGCAGTCGACGACATCGACAGCATGGAGAAGATCTATCTCACCTACCGCTTCCGCTTCTCTTCCGAGAACTAAGAAAGGGGGAAAAATAAATGCTTAACACCAGAGGACCCGTAGACAGCAGAAAAGTGCTGACGGGCAAAGACGGCGCATTGTACAACGACGCAGGCACCATGCTGGCGACCGTTGAGACTTTCCAGACGCAGGTCAACGTGACCAACGCGAAATACCAGCCCCTCGGCGATATGCAGGAGCATGAGGCACCGCAGTCCTACGCGGTGACGCTGACCTTCTCGCAGGTCGTAATCGAGGACGACGAATTCATCACCGAATTCATGAACGCGCTCAAGGAAGGCACAATGCCGATCTGGAACTTCCAGGGGCTTGTAAAGGGACGAAACGGCACGGAGCAGCGCATGAACTACCGCTCCTGCATTCCGACCGGCACAATCGACCTGCAGAACCTCTCCGTCGGAGACCTTATCAAGAGAGCGTGGAGCTTCACCGTCAACGAACCGCCCGCCCTTCAGAAATTGCTCTCCGCCGCAGATTAACCTGCAGCATAAGCCCCGCGAGCCGGGGCGGTTTTCTGAATCGCTCCGGCTTTATTTTTTACAAAAATTCAAACAAGGAGGAACAGCGACATGGCTGATACCAAGAAAACACCCGAAGTCGAAATGGACGACGAGGTAAACAAGAACACTATTCTCACCTACGAGAACGACATCCTCGGCGGCTTGCTTGCCGCAGCGAACTACAAAAACGACGAGGACGAGATCGTCCCTGTGGAAATCGCCAGAAACGGCGTATTGCTTCTGCGCTTCCGCATCAGACCTCTCTCCGAGGACGAATACGTGAAGTGCAAGGAGCGCAACACCAAGTACGTCCGCAACAAGCAGATCGGCATCAAGGTACCCGAAGACACCGACACATCCGCATACCGCAGCGCACTCATCTACCAGGCGACCATCGAGGAAGACCGCGCAAGGGTATGGGACAACAAAGAGGCACGGAAGCAGCTCGATGTTCTCTCCGGCGCACAGCTCATCGACAAGGTGCTGAAGCCCGGCGAGAAGGACGCGGTCTGCACGAAGATCGACGAAATCAGCGGCTACAGCTCCACACTTGAGGAAGTCGCAAAAAACTAATAAAAGCCGGAGGTAAAGCCACATTACTCCATCAGATATTCCAGCGACAAGGAATACCCCCCGACGAAGTGCTGGCAAAACCTCGCGGCGTTCAAGCCTTTATGTTCGCCTCCACCTATCTGCGGGTGGAGGAAGAAAACGAAATCCGAGGAAAGGGGGAATCGTAAATGGCAGCGGAAACCTTCCGCATTGAAATACCTATCACGGTGAGCGACAACACCGATCCCGGTGTCAGCTCTGCCAAGAAGAAGGTTACAGCGTTTGACGAGGCAAACAAGAAGACCAAAAAGCGGCTCGACGAGATGAACAAGACCAAGTGGAAAGTCGCGGTCGAAGCCGTCGACAAAGTCACCAGCGTAATCAGCAAGATCGGCAAGACCGTGAAGGGCGTGGCGGGAAAAGCATGGAGCTTCACGGTCAGTGCAATCGACAAGGTAACGCAGCCGGTAAAGAAGATGATCTCCGTCATGGGAGACCTTCTCGGAGTGTCAAGCGCGGTTTCCACCGTTCTCGCAGGGCTGACGGTAAAGAACGCCCTGCAAGCATCAGCAGACATGGCACGAATGCAGGCGCAGCTCAAAGTCTCCGCAGGAAACATGGGAATCAATGAATCAGGCATCGACGCGATCATCAAGAAAGCCGAAGCCATGCAGAAGACAACCATGTACACCGACGAAGCAATGGTCGGATCGGCAGCAGAGCTTGCAACCTACTTCGACGACGTGGATGCCATCACCCGCATGATGGACGTCGTCGCGGACTACGCAGCCGGTATGTCCGGCGGCGTGGAATTATCCACGAACGAAATCGTGGACTACACCACAAACCTTGCGAAAATGACCACCGGAGCATACGACGCAATGACGAAGAAGGGCTTCGAGGTCACGGACGCGCAGAAGAAAATCCTCGACAGCGGCACCGACATGGAAAAGGTCGCGGTCATTGAAAGTATCATCAAGGAGAACTGGGAAGGCATGGCAGAGGCAATGGCAAACACCCCGACCGGTTACCTCACGAAGATGAAGAACGCATGGGATCAGATCAGCGGCACCATCGGCGACAAGCTGACACCCGGTTTCACTTCCCTCTACAAGATGATCTACAGCAAGATGCCCGGTATCGAAAAAATCCTCGTTCGGATTGCGGAAGCAGCCGGAACATGGGTGGAAGACTTCGTGCCGACATTAAGCGACTGGATGGACGCTGCAATTGAGAAGGTGAACGCCTTCGCAGACAGGGCGAGCGAGGTATTCTCCAGCGACGAATTCAAAAACGCGGACTTTTTCGGAAAAATCAAAATCTCGTGGCAGAAACTCATAGCCGAGCCATTCAGCGAATGGTGGGAAAGCACCGGCAAGGCGTGGTTTGCAGGAAAAATGAGCCGAGTGGGCGAAACCATCGGCACAGGACTGACCAGCGGACTGCTCGCGCTGCTTGGAATTGACCTCTCACAGACGGTCGAGGACGGCACCAGCGTCGGCGGAGCTTTCATTCAAGGCTTCAAAAAAGGATTTGACACCGAGAAGATAACCGAAGCATTGAAGAAATGGGCGGATAAAAACAAAGAGATCGTGATCGCCATCGGCGCGGTGGTAGGCTTCAACCTCATCACCGGCATAGCCGGAAAGCTGAACGACCTCACGACGCTCATCAAGAACCACAAAAAGGACAGCGGCGGAAGCGGTGGCGCAGGAGGTCTCGGTGACCTCGTGACAAACTGCAGCACAGCAACCGTCAACGGAACCATCGTAAACGTCTACGGGCAGAAGGTCAACGACCTACGCAGCGGATCTGGAAGCGGTCTCGGCAATGCGCTGAAGAACTTCCTGCCGTCGCTCGGAGGCGCAGCGGTCGGCGGAAAACTTCTCACATCCGGCGGAAAATTCCTGCTCGGAAGCGGAGCAAGCACCCCTCTACTTACCGGCGGTGCGGCCGCAGGAGGCACAGCCGCCGCAACAGGTCTCACATCTGCCGGAAGCTGGCTCTCAAGCCTTCTGCAGCTCGGAAGCACGTCCTCCGTAATCGGTGCAGACGGAACGCTTCTCGCCGTGCAAGGCGGTCTGGGCGGAACGCTCGGCAGTTTTGCAGGCTCACTCGGAAGCGGAGCTACAACTGCGGCAGGCGCAGCAGGCGTAGGCGCAGGTGCAGCGGGCGGCATAATCGGCGGCGCGCTCGGTCTGATTTCCTCGGCGGTGAACCTTTTCAAAGGCATCGGCAAGAGCAAGGAGGGCGACAAAAAGGGCGCACAGGACGAATACTGGAAAGCCGGGACGAAAGCCGGAATGGTCGGCGCAGGCGCAGGCATCGGAGCAGGCATCGGCGCACTCTTTGGAGGCGTAGGAGCAGCACCGGGCGCACTTATCGGAGCAGGCATCGGCGGCATCGTCTCGCTTTTTACCGGCGACGCGGCGGGCAAAGCCCTGTCGGACGGTTCTGACGAAGGCGGCTGGCTGAACAACGCATGGCAGGCAACAAAGAAGTTTTTCAAGGAAGACCTCGGAAAATTCTTCGGAGAGACAATCCCGAAGGGCTGGAACAGCTTCTGGGGCAGCATCGGAAACTTCTTCACAACCACAATACCGCAATGGTGGGGCGGCTTGAAGGAGAAGGTCTCGACCTTCTTCACCGAGACAATCCCCGAAAAGTGGGACGAAATGTGGTCGGCAATCGGAAACTTCTTCACGGAAGACGTGCCATACGCCATCGGTTACGCCTGCGGAAAGATTGAGGTATTCTTCACCCAGACAGTCCCCGACTTCTTCACGGATTTATGGGATGGAATATCAACCTTTTTCACCGACACACTCCCGACGTGGGCGAGTGGAATCTGGAACGACCACATCGTGCCATTTTTCACCGAAGACATCCCCGAATTTTTCAGCAACATCTGGGATGCAATCTCGACGTTCTTCACGGATACCCTGCCAACATGGGCGAGCGACGTATGGAACAACCATATCGTCCCATTCTTCACGGAAAGCATTCCCGAATTCTTCACAGGACTGTGGGATAGCCTCGTGACGTTCTTCACAGACACGCTCCCCACATGGGCATCGAACACGTGGAACAACAACATAGTCCCGTTCTTTACAGAGGACATTCCGGCGTTCTTCGTGGGCATCTGGACGGCGATCAAGACCTTCTTCACCGACACGCTGCCGACGTGGGCAAGCAACATCTGGAATAACAACATTGTGCCGTTTTTCACGCAGACAATCCCGAACTTCTTCTCCGAGGTTTGGAACGGCGTGAAGAAGCTCTTCACCGAAGTGATCCCGACCCTTGCAGCGAACATCTGGAACAGCATCAGCGGCTGGTTCAGCAGTATCGGCGACTGGTTCGGTGACGTATGGGCAAAGGTAAAGGGCGCATTCGGCGCAGGCTACAGCGACGCGACCGGCAAGCACGCATGGGGCGGCATTATGAACTCCCCGCACGTCGGAATGGTCGCAGAGCAAGGACCCGAAGCAATCATCCCGCTGTCACCGAGCAAGAGCGCAAGAGGGCTTGACCTCTGGATGAAGGCAGGACAATACCTCGGCGTTCAGCCGTATGCAGACGGCGATATCGTCGGCGACACATCTACGCTCACCAGCGAGACCGTGACCACCGGCGCAGGCGGAAACCACTTCGACATCAAGCTGGAGATCAACCCCGAATTCATTCTCGAAGGCACAAGCGGAATGGATGAGGAAAGCATCGTCCGCCTCATCAAAGCACGGATCCGCGAAATGGTAGACGACATCGGTGACGAGCTGGCGGAGAAGCTGGCGCGGATATTCGCCAATATGCCCGTGAAAGGAAGTGCGTAACCTATGGACTTATACCTAACAGAGAAAGACACAGGCTGGCGGCTTTCCTTTTGCCTGCTTCCAGACGAAGTAAAAGCCAAGACTACCGGCAACTTCATCTCCTACAACTTCATCAACCGTGGCGAGGTGAAGATGCCGAACGGTCAGAAACTCAACTCCTATTCATGGAAAGGCACTCTCCCCGGAGAGGGCATGAGGAAGATGCCGTTCATTAAACAGCACCTATATCACACCCCGCAAGAGATGGTCGCCTGCATCGAAAAGTGGCGCAAGAACCACACGAAGCTGACGCTCATGCTCACAGAAACCCCGCTGAACGTGGCGGTTTACTTGAAGTCATTCGACTACACCCCGACCGGCGGCGTCGGCAATTACGACTACAGCATCGAATTCATCGAAGCGAAGGACGTGACGGTTCTCACCATTGTCGAAGCCAAGACCACGCAAAGCAACAAGAGCAGCAACATCTCAAGCGGAAGCCGACCAGCAACCGCCAAGACGAACACCAACACCAACTCCGAGCAGACCAAGACATACACCGTCCGCAAGGGCGACTGCCTCTGGAACATCGCCAAAGCGAAGCTCGGAAGCGGCGCACGGTACAAGGAGATATACAACCTCAACCGAGACAAAATCAGAAATCCGAATCTGATCTATCCGGGGCAGGTTCTCCTGCTGCCGTATTAAGGAGGCAAGCCGATGGTAGACGTAAGCAAAATAGCCTACAAGGTTTTCCTTCTGCGCGAAAACGGCGAGCAGCTCGACATCACGGACATAGCGTCCGGCTTGAACTGGGAGGAAAACGAGGGAGAACTCGCACAGCGGGTCTCCCTCACTCTCGCAAACATCATGCACAAGGGCAGCAGAGTGTCGAGCCTCGCAAAGCCGAACTGCTACATCATCGTCAAAACCGAAATGGGTGGAAAGACGGATGAAGTGGCAAGGGGAAAGATAACCGACTGGACACCGACGCAGAGCGGCACAACGGACGAAATCGACCTCACGGCTTATGATGAACTTTTCGACCTGCAGGCGAGCCAAGACAACCGCTACATCAGCGCGGGTGTTTCAACCAAGACCGCCCTCATGGGAATATTCGACGACTGGGGCATCTCCGTGGAGAAATACGACGGACCCACCGTCGTCAACGCAAAGACGACGTTCAAGAACCAGTATCTCTCCGACATCATCCTCGAACTGCTGGAAACGGCACACAAGCACGGCGCACGGCGGTGCATCGTCCGAGCCAGCAAAGGAAAGGTCTCGGTCATTCCCAGAGCAGGCAACGAAACAATCTACTGCTTCGAGGAAGCCAACAACCTCGAAATGGTCAAGTATAAACTCTCCACGTCCGAAATGGTGACGGTCGTCAAGGTCGTAGCCACCGAGGACGAAGACAAGCGGCAAGCGGTGGAAGCCGTTATCAATGGTAAGACCGAGTACGGCAAACGCCAGAAAATCTATGTCAGAGATAAAGACGACACGCTGGCAACAGCAACTGCGGCCGCGAAGGAAATCCTCGAAAACGAAGGAGAGCCGACCGTAACGATGAACCTCAAAGCCCCCGACATTCCGACAATCCGCAAGGGTGACAAAATCAAGATCACAAGCAGGGTCTACACGGGCTATGCGACAGTTATCTCGATCAGCCACGATGCAGGCAGCCGGACAATGACGGTGGGTGTTGAAAAATTCAAAGAGGAAACCGACAAGGTCACAGAGGCACCTGCAGCGGCAGCGTCGAAGGACTACAAGGTCGGCGACATCGTGACGTTCAACGGAGGATACCACTACTACACGTCTATGGATACCAGCCCGCGCGGAGGATTACGAACCGCCGGAAAGGCGTGGATACAGAACATCAACAAGAACGGTAAGCACAAATACGCCCTCATCGGCGGCGTTTACAAAAGCGGCGTCGGAGGGAACAGCAACGTCTATGGCTGGGTAGACGAAAACACCGTCAGCTAAAGGAGGAACGTATGGACGAAGGAATGAACCACCTCGCAAGGGTGCTACACGGCAGAATCAAGGACAGCGAGAACGCGAACAGCGACCTCGTGCTTGACTTCGGCGTGATCCAGAACGATTATAGCCTCCTCACAAACACCTATCCCATAGCAATCCCGAAGACGGACTACCTCGTTCTGCGGCAACTGACGCTCGGCGACACCGGCGCGTGGTTGACGCAGACACCGTCAGCAGGAAGAAAGGGAGACGGTACGCATAGCCACGGAATGAGCGGCGCACACGACGAACACGTGACGGGCGACGGCAAGCACGAACACAAAAACGAAGCCCCACACGTCCACGGCGTACTTATTCCCGAAAAAATGAGGTGGCTGAAGCCTGGCGACCGCGTCCTCGTGGCGTGGGTCCAGCATGATGCAGTCGTGCTGGACATCATCAAACCGGCAACAGACATCGGATAAGGAGGCACACATGGCAGAAAAAAATCTCTTTCCCGTTTTCGATGTGCCGGAGATCGCGGAGCCGACGCAGGTGGAAAACCGGCGATACAAGCCGAGCGTTTTCTTCGATTTTGAAGCGGGAGACTTCCGGCTCGATGGTGCCTACCGAATGACCCCATCCACCGGCAAGGAAGCCTATATGCAATGGTGCCGCAAGGCTGTAATGACCGAGCGCGACGCATTCCTCGCATACTCGACCGACATCGGAATCGAGGGCGAGGCTGCCCTTGCAGAAAGCGACCGTGCTGCCGTGGAATCAGCACTCGAAAAAACCATCACAGAGGCACTCATGGTCAACACCCACACGGAGTATGTCCGAGGCTTTGAATTCGCGTGGAGCGCAGACGAACTGCGGCTCACGTTCACGGTCAAGGGCAAAGAGTGGGAGCAGACAACCATCAGCGTCCTCTATCAAAATTCAAATTAAGGAGGCGCAAAAATGGCAGATATAACACAATTCGTCCCGCCGTCGTGGCTGGAAGACCAGGACGCGGAAACGATCCACGCCAGAATGATGCAGAGCCTCCCGGAAGACATCGACGATACAGAAGGCGGCTTCCCGTGGGATTTCACGAAACCGGCGGCACTCGAAAAGGCGGAGCTGCTGGAATTCAACCTCATGGAGACCGCGAAGATCATGCATTATATGTTTTCCTACGGAATCTACCTCGACTACCACGCGGCAGGCTACGGAATGGAGAGAAAGGGCGCAAGCTATGCGTCCGGCACGGTAACCGTTACCGGTTCGCCGAACACGGTAATCCCTGCCGGTTTCCTCTTTGCCGTTCCAGCCTCCGGCGACAACGCTGCGATCACCTTCTCCACGCTTGAGGAAGCAACCATCAGCACGGACGGAACGGTCGACATTCCTGTGCAGGCTACCGAAGCAGGAACCGGCGGAAATGTTGCAGCGGACACTATCGTCATTATGGCGTCGCCGACCATTATCGGAATCAACCGCATCACCAACAGCAGTGCAATCACCGGCGGTGCGGCGGAGGAAGAAGACGACGCACTCCGGCAGCGCATCAAGGAGCGGCTCGAATCGGCTGACGCTTCATTCGTCGGCTGCGACGCAGACTACAAGCGGTGGGCGAAGGAGGTCGAGGGCGTGGGAGAGGTAATCGTCATACCCGAATGGGACGGCGCAGGAACCGTCAAGGTCGTCGTTTTCGACGCGAACGGGCAGCCTGCAAACGCCAAGACCGTGGGAGACGTCCTCGACTATATCGTATCGCCGGACGACCGGGACAGCCGAAAGGCACCTATCGGAGCGACGGTCACCATCGTGGCACCGACAGAAACAAAGATCAACGTCGCCTGCAATATCACCTTCGAGCGCGGAGCAAATCACACGACGGTGATCGCAGCGATCAAGACGCGGCTGAACGCCTACTTCGACCAAGCCAGAGAAGCCGGAGCGATCAAGCGGAACAAGATCGGCTCGACGATCATCGGCACGGACGGCGTGGCGGACTACGACACGTTACTCATCAACGACAGCAAATTCAACAGCATAGCGGTCGCAAAAGACGAGTATCCAACTCTCGGATCGCTTCAAACCGAAGGCGTAATAGACACAACGGCGGAGCTGTTCGAGGGCGGTGAGAGCAATGGCTGATAAATTCGACATTGAAAACTTCCCGAAAAGCGAAGCTGCCAAACGAATGATGAGCCGCGTCTCCCCGATTTACGAAAACTCGTATGTCGGAAAGTGGCTCTTTGAAGTCATGGGCATGGAGTGGGACACGGCGAGGATGCTCGTGGAAAGCCTCCGAATGCAATGCTTCGTAGAACATTGCACGTGGGGTATGCGCTACTGGGAGCAGAGGTACGGCATAGAGCCGGACGAAGCAAAAGACCTCGAAGCCAGACGCGCAGCGGTTATAGCAAAGCGAGGCAAGCAGCAGTCCCTCACTCCGGCGACGCTGGAAGACCTTCTCGAAGAACTTACCGGCAGACAGGTAACCATCACCGAAGACAACCCGAACTACCGCTTCAAGGTGCAGATCGGAGAGGGCGACAAACTGGTGGACTATGTGGCGGTGATTACAAAGGTAAACACCGTCAAGCCGTCCCACCTCGCCTACTCAATCGAGCTACCGCGAAAAGGGACACTTCGCCTTTACTTCGGCGCAGCCATGCACGAAGTGAAAACGATCACCTTCACCGATTACGACAAGCGCGGCGTAAGCGATGCGATATGGCTGGTAGACGAAAACGGCAACGCGCTGGCAGACGAAAACATGAACATCTTCGTCGAATAACCGAAAGGAGGAATCAAGAACAACATGAGCTTAATACCTCAACTCACAGACGCAGGGCGAGGTTTACTGATTGCCGCGCTTTCCGGCAGTCCGCTCAATTTCTCGAAAATTAAAATCGGGAACGGTGCCGCGCCAGACGAACCACAGTCCGGCGACTACTGGTACGACACCGACAACCTCGTGCTGAACCGTTACAGCGAGCAATGGAATGATTGCTCCCGACCGTTCACCGCAGCCGAAGAAGCACCCACAAACCCGTCAGACAACGACCTCTGGTACAAGACGGACACGGAAACGCTCTACTACTACGGCGACGGCTGGAAGGTCAGCACCCAGACAATCACCTGCGCGACAACACAGCCGGACAATCCGCAGCAGGGCGACTATTGGTACGATACCGCGAACGAGACGCTCTATACCTACGGGCATAAGTGGAACAGCAAAACGGACATCACCATCACGTGCGCCCAGAACGCGCCAGCGTCGCCGTCAGCGGGCGTTTATTGGTATGACACAGCAAATACCAAGCTGAACATTTGCGCCCTTGTATGGGGCGAAAAAACGGGCGTAGCATTGACCTGCGCGGCGACTTCCCCCGCTTCACCTTCGGTGGGCGACCTCTGGTACGACACAGAGAACTCCGCGCTGAAGAAATGCACAGCGGCGTGGACGCAGAAAACGGGCGTAAATATCACTTGCGCCGCAGAAGCCCCAGAAAGCCCTGCAAGCGGCGATTACTGGTACGACACCACGAATACTGCACTGAAGAAATACGACGGCACAGAATGGCAGGCGGACGCGCAAGCGTTCTATTACGGCGAGACTGCGCCGGAAACACCTACGGTCGGCAACTGGTGGTATGACAGCACCGCCAGCCAGCTCAAAGCATACTCGCTCACATGGCAGGCAGACGCGCAGCCGTTCACCTACGCAAGCACCGCCCCGGAAAGCCCCGCAAGCGGTGACTGGTGGTACGACAGCACGAACAGCAAGCTGATGGAATATGCGCTCGGCTGGCAGGAGGACACGACGCACACCTTCAACTACGGCACGACCGCACCGGCAACCCCGGATGTGGGCGACTGGTGGTACGACACAAGCCTTCACGTATATGGCGACGGCTGGAATCCCGACAACGAGCAAGCGTTCAGCTACGGATCCGCAGAACCCACCTCGCCCGCAGACGGAAGCTGGTGGTTTGATACCGCAAACAGCATTCTCTACGAATACGGGAAGCTCTGGCAGCGCGACACAGGCGACACCTTCACATATGCAGCCACAGCACCGGCGAGAGCCTACGACTTCGACCTCTGGTACGACACGACCAACGCCAAGCTCAAGGAATACTCGACTGGCTGGGTGCAGGACACAGAAAAGACATTCACCTACGCCGAGACAGCACCCGAAAAGCCGAGCGCAGGCGCGTGGTGGTTTAGCACCGGCGACAACTCGCTCTACGAGTACACCGGCACACAATGGAATCGCAACTACACCACATTCTCGGTCGGAACATCAGCACCGGCGACGCAGGACGCGCTGACAGACCTCGTCAACCCGATCCTCACAATCGAAATCACCGACATGACCAAAGGCTCGAACTACGTAAGCATCACCGGCAGCTTTGACAACAGCGAGGTGACGTCCGGCTTTAACTGGGCTGAAACTGGTATCTTCGCAACGAACGAGGACGGGAAAGAACTTCTGTACGCCTACTGTCACACCGGCGACGAGTACGAATTCATCCCCGCCAACGACTGCGGAAAGACGCTCGGCGTAAACCTCACCCTGCTGGTCATGGTGGGCGATGCGGAGAACGTCAGCGCGGTAATCGGAGAGGGTACGCTTTACGCAACCAGAGCAGCCCTCGAAGACCACAAGCGAGACTTCAAAAACCCACACGGCGTGACTGCAGAACAGATCGGTCTGGGCAACGTCTCGAACACATCGCCGGAAGATACGGTCGTGAGCTACGACACCGCCGATGCTCTCACAGAGCCGGAAGCCGGAGATAAAACCTCCGTCGTTTTCGGAAAGCTGAAGAAGGCGATCAGCAACCTCATTATTCACCTCAAGGCAGAGAATCCGCACGGAATCACGCCAGAGAAAATCAAAGCAGCGGAAAAGAGCCACCAGCATAAAGCCTCGGACATCACAACCGGCATCATCGGACCCGACCGAGGCGGCACGGGAGTGCAGAGCATGACAGAACTCGCCGCGAAGCTGGGGTCGCACTTCTCCGTTCCCGTATTCGGCGTTTACAGCGGCACAGGAACGGTCAAGCGGCTGATTTCCCTCGAATTCACACCTTCCGCCGTTTTCGTCTGCAACGGGCGCGGAATGGTGGGCGACGACATCGACGGCGTATGCGGTGGGCTTTGCGTCGGCACATACGGTCTGCGAACCCGTCACTGCACGGCACAGAGCCATGAAACCTCGTGGAGCAACAGCGACACCGCCATGATGATCACCACGAACGGCTTCTATGTCTCGTATGTCGCAAACAACAAAATCGCAACGAACAAGAGCGGCGAGACTTATCGCTACATCGCGTTCAGATAAGGAGGCAGACATGGCAACAGTAAAAATCACAGACAAACAGAGTACAGAAAGCGTAAAAAGCAACGCCAGCGTACTCGTAACCCAGCCGGAAACCGCAGGCGGAGCGACGAAAGAATCGCTCCGCAGAGCGACCCTCGCCGCCTTCATTAAGGCATTGAGGGACAACGGTATCAATGAGGGCTACAAAACGGCAGACGACATCGAAGCGATGTACCCCGACCTTGTCAAGAGCGTGGACACCATCGAGACCGGCATCAGAATCACATTCTGGGACGATACCTCCACGGACATCGAGATCAAGAGCGGCGGTCTGGCTTTCGATGCCATCTCCTACGACCAGAGCAGCGGCTACCTGCACATTACCATGAACGGCGAGGACGTGGTAGACCCCTGCTTCATCGGTGGCGGCGGAGGATCCGGCGGAACAAGCACGGTCGTCAAGCTGGAGAATCTCACCGGCTCGGCATCGCTCACTGTGGCGCATGGTGAATCGGTGAACATCAGCTTCAGCTATTACGACTACGACAGCGCGGGAGAATTCACGAACAGCAGCGGCGCACTCGAAGTAATCGTAAACAGCCAGACCGTGCTGGCGAAGAACATCGCCCAGGGCAACCACACCATCGACATCGGCTCGTACCTTTCGGAAGGCACGAACAAGGTCAAGGTCAAGGTCACAGACGAGGACGACAACTACGGCACAAAGACATGGACGGTCAATGCCGTCGCGCTTTCCATTAGCGCGACAATTGACGACACCGCCATCAACACGGGTCCGCTGGTCTTCCGTTACACGCCCATCGGCAACAACATCGAGAAGACAATTCACTTCTTGATCGACAACGAGGAAATCGCCACGGCGAGTGTTACCGCTTCCGGCAGACAGCAGACGCAGTCAATCCCCGCGCAGAGCCACGGAGCGCACCGCCTCAAGGTTTATGCCACGGCGACCGTCGACGGCGTAAGCGTAACCAGCAATACGCTGGAATACGACATCATCTGGGCGGAAGCCGGGAACTCCACGCCGATCATCGCCTGCAGCTTCACCGGCAGCGCGACGCAGTACAGCACCGTCGCAATTCCGTACCAGGTTTACAACCCCGCAAGCCTCACCGCGAGCATTACGCTGGCAGTAAACGGCGTGGCGGTATCAACCCAGACCGTGGACAGAACACGCCAGACGTGGAACTACAAAGCGGACACGGCAGGCACGGACACGCTGACAATCACCTGCGGATCCGTCGTGAAGACAATCACCCTGCAAGTAGCGTCCAGCGGCGTCGACATCGAACCAATCACCACAGGGCTGACACTCGACCTCAATCCGCAGGGACACACCAACAACGACACCGACCGCGTGTCCTTCGGTTATACCGACGGGAACGGCACGAACCATCCGCTGACCTTCTCGGACAATTTCGACTGGGAAAACGGCGGCTTCAAGACCGACGAGCAGGGCGGCACATACCTCTGTATCAAGTGCGGCACCAGCGTAACCTTTGACCGCTCTGTTTTTGCAGACGACGCAATGAGAAACGGCAAGGAACTCAAGCTCATTTTCAAAGCGACGAACTGCCGGAACTACGACGCGGAAATCGGCTCCTGCTTTGCGGACGGAATCGGTATCAAACTGCAAGCGCAGAAGGCGACAGTATCCTCCGAGCAGACCACAATGGACGCGCAGTATTGTGAAGACAGCCGCATCGAAATGGATATCAACATCGAGCCGGACAGCGCAGACAGAATCATGATGCTGTGGCTTGAAGGCATCCCGTCCAGAGTGGCAATCTACGAGGCAAACGACAACTTCACGCAGGACACTCCGGCAAAGCTGAAATTCGGATCGAACGACTGCGACGTCTGGCTCTACCGCGTCAAGGCGTACAGCAACAGCCTCACCAAGAACGAGGTACACGAAAACTGGATCGCAGACGCGCCGGACGCGGAAGAAATGCTCGCCCGCTACCAGCGCAACAACATCTACGATCAGAACGGCAATATCGACATTCAGAAGCTGATCAACGCAAACCCCGACCTCCGCGTAGTGGAAATCGAGGGTCCGAGAATGACCACCGGCAAAAAAGACCCCGTCGTGGGCAAGATCAAGCACACCCTCAAGAGCGGCGGCGCAACTCACACATTCGTCGCAGAGGGTATCAGTTTCAAGGTGCAGGGTACATCCTCCGCGCAGTATGGAGAAGCCGCATACAACCTCGACGTCGACTTTAAAAAAGCGACAATGTGGCAAGATGGCGACGGAAACGACATGACGAGCTACGCCATGACCGATAACTCCATCCCCGCAAAATACTTCAACATCAAGCTGAACGTCGCAAGCTCGGAGAACGCGAATAACATCGTCATGCAGGATGATTATAACAACTTCCAGCCGTACCTCAACCCCGCCAGAGTGGCAAACCCGAAGGTCAGAGATACGATGGAAGGTCACCCCTGCGTGGTCTTCTTCACCAACACCAGCGACGAGACAATCACCGTCAGCGCGAGAACACTCGCCCCCGGCGAAACGATGCTCTACGGCTGCGGTGACTGGAACAACTCCAAGAAGAACCTCGAAGTATTCGGACAGCAGGACAACCCGAACCAGTGCTGCATCGAGATCAGCAACAACACGAACAACCAGTGCCTCTTCAAGAGCGACGACCTCTCCACCGAGGCGTGGGACGGCGACAGCTCCTTTGAATTCAGATATCCAGACGGCGGCTCTGACGCTATGAAAGCGGCGTTTCAGCGTGTTTTGTCGTGGGTGGTATCGACAGACAGGACAGCGGCAACCGACGCGAATCTGCCGGAAACAAAGACCTACGGCGGCGTAGCCTACACGAAGGACACGGCGGCATACCGTGGTGCGAAATTCGTCGCAGAGCTGGAGGACTACTTCATCAAAGACAGCCTCCTCTTCCATTACCTCTTCACCGAGAGACACGCGCTGGTCGATAACCGCGCAAAGAACTGCTTCATCAGCACCGACGACGGTATCCATTGGGACTTCACGAAGGACTACGACAACGACACCGCAGACGGAAACGACAACGAGGGCGGTCTGACGCTGACATACGGGCTGGAAGACACCGACCAGATCGGCTCGAAGGACGTATTCAACGCCTCCAGCTCCGTCCTCTGGTGCAACATCAGAGACCTCATGTATAACGACCTGCGCGAGATGTACATCAAGCTGGAATCCAAAGGCGCGTGGGACGCAGAGCGAATCCTCGCCAAGTACAAGGCGCACCAGTCGCCACGCCCCGAAGCCCTCGTCATGGAGGATATGTACAAGAAGTACATCCATCCCTTCACGCACAGCGGCGCAAACGCATACCTCAAGATGCTGCTCGGCACGAAGGAAGACCAGCGGCGACAGTTTGAGATTTACCAAGAGAAGTACATCGCGTCGAAGTACAGAGGCTCAAAAGCAACAAGCGACACGATCACGTTCAGAGCCTACACCCCGTCAACATGGCAGGGCGTGGCACCGAGCAGCAAGATCACGATCACGCCATACGCCGATATGTACATTATTCTGCACTCCGGCTCTGGAATCGTCAGCCAGAGAGCGAAGCGAAATACCGCATACGAGCTGACCTGCCCGATTGATACGCTGAACGACACCGAAATCTACATCTACAGCGCATCGAACATCGTCAGCGTCGGCGACCTTGCTCCGCTTTACGTCGGCTACTTCAACGTCGCGGCCGCAAAGAAGCTCCGCTCCCTCAAGCTGGGCGACGGCACGACCGGATACAGCAACACGAACGCCGAAGTAATCACGGTCGGCAACAACACGCTGCTGGAAAGCCTCGACATTCGGAACTGCCCGAACATCGTGCAGGGTCTCGACCTTACCGGCTGCGGTGCGCTTCAGACGCTCGAAGCCGTAGGCTCCGGCATTACCGGCGTATCATTCGCGCGAGGCGGCAAAATCAAAAAGGCGCACGTTCCGGCAATCAGCAGTTTGTCGGCAATCGCGCTGAAAGACCTCGAAGAACTCACGCTGACGGCTTATACAGCTCTCCGAACCCTTCGCATTGAGAACTGCCCGACGATCAACGAAAAGACCATCATCGAGACGGCGACAGGGCTGACGCGAATCCGCGTCCTCGGCGTGAACTGGACGCTGCAGAACACCGATCTGCTCGACCGACTGGTAGCCCTCAAAGGTCTGGACGAAAACGACCACAACCTCGAAACATCGGTGTTGACCGGCGCGGCTTACGTCCCCGTTATGAGGCAGGCGAAGCTGGCAGCATACCGCGCAGCGTGGACAGACCTCGAAATCACGTATCAGACGCTGGTGCAGCAGTACCTCGTAACCTTCAAGAACTACGACGGAACGGTTCTCCACACCGAATATGTGGACAGAAATGAAGATGTCGAAGACCCGGTAACCGCCGGAACGATAGCGACACCGACACGCGAAAGCACGGTCAGCACAGTCTACACATACAGCGGCTGGGACGGCGACCTCACGGCGATCATCGCGCCGAGAATACTCACCGCAACCTACAGCGAGACACCGAGGCAGTACACCGTCAAATGGTATTCTACCGTCGGCATTGTGATGGATACGCAGACTGTAGACTACGGCTCGGAAGCCATCTACGCCGGGGAAACGCCGGAAAGAACAGACGAAGAAGCGCAGGCTATCTATTACCTGTTCAAAGGCTGGGATAAGAGTACTGGCTACATCAAGGGAGACACCGAAGTGTGGGCGGTCTGGGAACGCGGCGAACTCCCGAACGCGGGAACGCAGCTCAAGGACATGAACGCAGCACAGATCAACGCAGTAATCAAGTCCGGCAATGCGGCGAACTACTTCTCGTTGAAAGACCGTGTGGCAATCACGCTCGGCTTTAACCCTGCTTATAGCAACGTCGAGTATACCGACATCTGCACCGAGCAGGTACTGGACGGCGCGACCTGCATCGACACCGGCATTCAGCCGTTCGCAAACGGCATCGCGGATCCGTGGACGCTTGTCGTTGACCTCGAATTCAGCGAAAAGACCAGCGAGCAGACCGCTCTCTGCTGCCTGCAGGAAGACGGGTATATGGGCTTTAAGGTCAAGTACAACGGCGGACCCTCTATTCAGTGGTCGACCAACAGCTACAACAGCGGCGCGACGACCTACCGCGAGATTATGATCATCCGGCACAAAGCAGGCAGCCGCAACGTTGTGGTTTACAGCTCTAAGGCATACACCGACCAGATCGACACACAGGAACTGACGAAGACCATCGACACGCAGACGAACGCGCACCTCTACATCGGCGCGACCGTTACCGACGGTGGACAGCAGGGCAACTTTGCAACCGGCGTCATTCACTCCTGCCGTTACTGGAAGGGCGATCTCGGAGACACGGACTGCCGCAAGATTGTGAGCTGGCCGCGCGAAACCTACATCTTCGAAGTCGGCAACTTCGGCGCGTATTACCTCGCAAACAACAGTATCCAGAAGACCAGCGTGGACTTCATCTGCGCTTCACTTTTGGAGCGGCTCAAGCAGATGAACACCACCGGCAGCAACGCCGGAGGCTTCTCCGCAATGCCACTTTACACATGGATGCAGAACCGTCTCTACAAAGCATTCCCACAGGAATGGCGACTGATGATGAAGAACTGCACCGTCAAGGGCAACCAGTACGTCGACGGAACAAACGGAAACGTGCAGGCGTTCACGGCGTACCTCTGGGTACCGTCCTACAACGAAATGCAGGGCAACAACGCCGAGCCGTGGCTTTATGAGGGCGAATGGGTAACCTTCTTCACGAACAACCAGACGCGAATCAAATTCCAGGGCTATGCGCTGCCGGAAGGCTACTCGATTTACACATCGGGAACAGACCCGGCACAGAACGCCGCCAACACCATCAAGGAAGGCGACCTCTGGATCAACACCAGCGAAAGCTCGCGTGGATATGTCCGCCGGAACGGCGCGTGGTTCGCAGCTTACTACTTCTGGCTTCGCGGCGCGTCCGTCGCGTACGCGACGTACTTCTGCGGTGTCAGCGGCAGCGGCTACGTCAACTACGGCGGCAGCGGCGCAGCCAGCACGTTTGGGGTCTGCCCGCGCTTCTCGATCTAAAAGGCGCAAGCCGCAATCCTCAATATCTGCCCCGCGTGAGTCGGGGCAGATAAACGGGAGAAAGGAGAAAAAATGTCGGTACTTAAAAACAAGCGAAAGACAGCGTTCTCCGAATTCGAGCGGCAGATGCTCCTGCTTTGCCGGTACACAAAAGACCGGCTGAACACGGTACCAGCCCGCTATAAAAAATTCGTGAACCCGAAAATCTACGACCCGACGAACAAAGCGTCCACCGCCGTGATACTCGCAAACGAGCAAAGCCCCCGAACGGCGCAGGGACAAAATCGGCGGCTCGCAATGTTCAAAGCGGCAGTCCAGCAGCTCATGAGCCTGCAGAAGCCACTCATCGCAGTATGGAATCTTCTCGGCA